GCACAGCTTGTACTATTCATATGAATAAGCAGGCTAACTTTACTCATAAAGTATCATATTGGTTTGGCAATAAAAAAGGAACGATTGCGACTGGAGTAGTTGACAACTGTTCATGGACTCCTCCAACTTCTTTATTGGATCAGATTCCTAATGCTTCAACTGGATCAGGAACGATTTCTGTTGAAACATATAGCGGTTCTACAAAAATTGGTGAAACTAAGTCTTGCGGATTTACTCTGCATCTGCCAAATAACTCTGAACCTACTATCGGTACAATTACTTTAACTGAGCAACATGCTGGTGTAAAAGCCAAGAATGCAAACGTTACAGTTCAACAGATTTCAAAGAAATTGGTATCAGTACCGGTAAGTGCTAAATATTCAGCAAGTATTAAAACAGTAACTTGCGATGGTGTTACACTATCGAACAATAATGGTACTTATACAGGTTATATTTCTAACAAGTCGAACGGGACGTATAAAATAACCGCTACTGACAGTAGAGGTCTGCAATCTAGTAATGCAGCTGAACAGACATTCTATGAATATGATAAACCGTTTATAACAGCTACTTTAAAAAGAGAAAGCGAAACCTCTGCTGAAGGAACACTCAGTGTCAGCGGATCATATTCAACTATTCTTAGCAATACACTTTCTATGACGATTCAGCGTAACGACTCCTCTAGTCCAACTACAGTATTGCCATCACTAAGTAACGGTAACATCTCATATTCAAAATCTTATACTGATTTAAATTATGTACAGAACTTTACTATTAAGGTGAAGGCTACTGATGGGTTCGGCGAATCAGTTGAAGCAACAGCTGTACTAGGTGTTGGTCAGTATGCGCTATGGATGGGTAAGTATAACGTTAAGGTCGGTGGAAAACTAAATGTCGGAAGTGACTTAACCGTTGGTGGAGGAATAACTGCTAATGGAAGTATATCCACTCAAAATGGAATCAGTGCAACATCATTTAGATATAAAGGTGCTAGTCCGGCAGCTCATCTAGTTGGAGAAGGTGTGTATCTGAATGCCAATAGTAATACAAAAATGTACACAACATCTCAGATGATAAGCCATAGATTTACAGATGTTTACGTGTTTGATCCATTATATTTCCAATTAATTGATGACGGCGATGGATATAAAAAAATAAAAATACTGAAGAGAGGTCTGTACTTAATTCGATGCAGAGTACAAGGCGGATCAATCAGTGGAAATTCATCTGTTTATTATGGCTTTACAATAAATGTTACTGTAGGTAATGGCCAATGGGGATGGGATCAATACGATACAAGGTTTACTTCATGGGCATGTTCGTTTACTACCGCTTTTACAAAAGTATTAAATGCTGGAGATACTATTCTATGGCAAATTTGTGGAGACAACAAGCGTGAAGTAGAAGGATTTGATTTGACATTTATTTACCTCACTGATCAATAAAGGAGATACGTATGATTATAGAATTAAAAAATGGAGTGCAATTCTTATTGTCTAATTATGAGGATTGCGATGATTATATTAGCTTGTCTATTCCGACATGCGTAACACAATCAGTTCTTACGGAATTTACAGAGGAGAATCTAGAAACTGTTTATATCAAAGATGATAAGTTTAATCAGATTTCTGCATATAGAAATTTAACTCTTGATAACGACATTGGATATTCTCTACAGTTCAACCAGACCTCTTTCAATCTATCGAAATACCATTTAACGGACAGATTGAACAGCATGGAAGCCGAATGTAAGAAGATTCCAAGTTTAACTGAGCAGCTTACTCAGGCACAGGCAGACATTGCGTATATCAGTGTTCTGTCCGATATCGACACGACAACTACTGAGGAGGAAACATCAAATGAAAGCAGTATTTGATTTAGCGAAAAAGTACTATCCGCAGTACTGGAGCAAGGAACGATTAGATGTTCTCCTTGCCAAAAAGAAACTAACTCAGGAAGAGTATGACAAGTTGATTGGAGATAGTCAAAATGGAAATTAATATGTCAGCTATTGATGAAAACATCACAAAATATGAAAACTGGCTAAGAGAAGTCGAAAAAGCGGAAAGAGAGTTAAAAGACAAGCTTGCAAATTTAACAGTAAATAAAGCAATCTATAGATCAGCTCTTTATACTCTTAGAGAAATGAAGCAAAAGGAACAGAAATTAGAAAATAATGGAGATGATTAATATGAGAATGAACGGAATTGACATTAGTAATTGGCAACGCGACATTAATTTGTCAGCGATTAAAGCCGACTTTGTAATCGTAAAAGCAACTGAAGGTATTGGATATGTTGATAAATCATGCGATATGCTTTTCCAAAAGGCATTAAGCTTAGGTAAAAAACTAGGTTTTTACCACTTTGCTAGACCAACAGCAAACAACGACCCAATCCGTGAAGCAGATTTCTTTTACGAAAATTGTAAAGGATATTTTGGAAAAGCAATCCCAATTCTAGACTGGGAAGCTGAAAATAAACAAAATGTTGCATACGCAAAAGCATGGCTTGATAGAGTTTATCAAAGATCTGGGGTTAAGCCTGTAATCTACATGTCTGAATCTGTAGTCAATTCATACGATTGGTCAAGTGTAGCAAATGCAGACTATGGACTATGGGTTGCTAAGTACAGAGATAATGCTACTGATTACAACTACAATATGGCAAATGCTGGATCTCATCCGAATGTAAAGTGGTGGAAGTTCTACTGCATGTGGCAATGGACTAGCACAGGCAGATTAGATGGATATGGTCATAACCTTGATTGTAACGTGTTCTATGGAGACGCTGCTACATGGGACAAGTATGTTGGAAAGTCAACAAGTGTGACAAAGCCTCAGCCAAAGCCTGCTTCTAAGACAACTGCTCAGCTCGCTGAAGAAGTAATTGCTGGCCAGTGGGGCAATGGTGAAGATAGAAAGAAACGCTTAACTGCTGCGGGATACGACTATAATGCAGTCCAAAATATTGTAAATAATAAGATGGCTGCTAAAAAGAAACCAGTATCTGTTTACTATGTAGTAAAGCGTGGTGATACATTAAGCGGTATTGCTTCTAAGTATGGAACAACATATACATATTTAGCACGACTCAATGGTATCGCTGATCCAAACAGGATTTATCCAGGACAGAAAATTAGGGTGAAGTAATGGAAGCATTAGAAAAAATTATCCCTTGGTCTATCAGTCTAATATCGTTGATTATTCTGATTATTACATTCTTCAGAAACGGAAACAAAGAACAGAAAGAAGATATCAAACAGGAAGATACAAAGTTTACTGATATCGAAAAAAGTCTTTTAAAAGCAAACCTAAAATTAGACCAGCTGTGTGCAACCACTTCTGAAACAAGAACAGATATCAAGAGTTTGGATAAAGACTTAAACTCTCTAAGCGGAAGAGTGACAGTTGTTGAACGCGATCTAAAGACTGCTTTTGAAAAAATTGATGAATTGAAAGGAAAAATAATATGAACTGGAAAGTAAGATTTAAAAACCCACT